GCCGGCCCAGCTCACACCGGGCGCGTACTCGATCACTTCCAGCACCGGCACACCGCCGCCGGCGGCGGTGTGCCGGTGCTGGAAGTGATCGAGTACGCGCCCGGTGTGAGCTGGGCCGGCCCGCGGATCGCCGAACTGGTCGCCGAGCACCAGATACCGGTCGTCGCGGCGACCGCGGCCGGCCCGGCGTTGACCGTGGTCGCCGACTGTGAACGGCTCGGCGTCGACGTGACCACGCTGACCGATCGGGAGTACACCGCGGCGTGCGCCGACCTGTTCGACCGGGTGGGCGCCGGCACCGTGTGGCACCGCGGTGAGCCGGCCCTGGACGCGGCGGTCGCCGGCGCCGGCCGCCGGATCGCCGGCGATGGCTGGGCCTGGTCCCGGCGTAGCTCGACGGCCGACGTGGCGCCACTGGTGGCCGGTTCGCTGGCCCTGTGGGCCGATGGTGCACGGCCGCCGGCGGCCGTCCGCCCGATCGCCTACGCCGGATAGCTGTCGAGGACTGGACGCCGCTGTGTCGAGGACTAGGCTTCGGTCCTCGACAAACTGTGTCGAGGACTCCAAACGGAAGGGCGGCCCCCGATGGGCTATCAGACCAAGGTCGACGTCACACAAGAGGACATCGACACGGCGCTACGCAAGAATTCGTCGCGGTGCGTCGTGGCGACGGCGATCGCGCGGACGGTGCCGAAGGCGACGAACGTCACCGTCGACGTGCATTCGATCCGGTTCACCGAAGGCGGTCGCCGGTATACCTACCTCACGCCGCACCCTGTGATGGACTATATTGTCGCGTTCGACGCCGGCGATGTGTTGCACCCGTTCACATTCCGGCTGCGGACCGATCAGCGGCTCGTCCAGCAACGCCGGCGGAAAACGCCGGCAGGCAAGGCGCTAGACACGGCGGCGACGACGGCCGCCCGTCGTAAGGCGAAGCTAGAGCAGGTCGCGGCGTCACCCGACGCGACGCCGGCGGAAGTGGAAGTCGCCGCCGACCGCTACGCCGCCGCGCTCGCCGCCCGCGACCAGGCGACCGCCGAACACGCCGGCGTGCCTCACAACGAAACGGAATCGATCACCGATGTTCCGCCGGAGCAGGTTAAGCCGGTGCCGCGGGGCCGCTCGACGGTGTTCTACCGCAATCACCGCAGCTACGGCCAGCGCCAGATGCGGGTAAACCAGCACGACGACGCGCCGGGCGACTTCCGCGGGCCGCTGGACGCCGGATAATTACACGATTGTCAGTACCCCGTGCCAGGGTCGACCTGTGCAGCGATTCGCCCGGGTGGACTGCGGATATTCCTCGTTCCTGCCGTTATGCCCTGACTGCGCGTGGCGTGGTTTGCCACGCGCCAGTAGGGACGCGGCCGCGCTGGTCGCCGACCGGCACGCGATCGCCGTGCACGCCGATAAACGCGCCCGGGACGCCGCCGACCAGCGGGCCCGCCGGCTGACGATGGCGGCCCGGTAATGCCCGGGTGGCTCGGACTGGGCCGCACCGCGTCGCTGGCGCTGAATGTCCCGACCGCGCAGACGCTTTCACCGTGGGCGCACGACGATTCGTTCCTGGAACGGGTTGTCGTGCCGGATATCTGGCCCGACGCGGTGCCGCGGCCGATGACCCGCGGTGAGGCCATGCAGGTGCCGGCCGTCAGCCGGTCGCGTCACCTGATCTGCGCGACCCTGGCGGCGTTGCCGCTGGTCGCGTTGCGCGGTGATACCCCGCTCTCCGACGCCGATCAGCCGTATTGGTGTTACGGCACTGACGGCCAGCTCGGCGACCTGGACGACGCCGACCGGATCCGTTACGGCCTGTACGTCGGTCAGTCGCCGTTCCAACGGATGCTCGCAACGGCCGACGACCTGTTGTTCTGCGGCTGGTCGCTGTGGCTGGTCACGGCGACCGCCGCCGCCGATGGCCGGCCGCTGCGCTGTGTGCGGATCCCGTACGGGCTGTGGGACGTCGATCAGGACGGGCACATTGTCGACCAGGACGGCCAGCCGTTCGACGCCGGCCGGGTGATCCTGATCGAAGGGCCGCACGAAGGCATCCTGACGTTCGCCGCGAACACGATCCGGGCCGCCGGCGACCTGGAATCGACCGCCGCCAGCGTCGCGCGGACGCCGTTCCGGCTTGGCGTGCACCAGACCAGTGAAATCACGCTGACCGGCGACGAACGGCGCGAGCTGGTCGCCGAGGTACGCCGCGCGCTGGCCGATAACCAAGGGATCATCTATACGAACAGCGCGTTGGAGCTGACCGAATACCGGCTTGATTCGTCCGAACTGCTGGTCACCGGCCGGCAGGCGGCCGCGCTGGACGTGGCCCGCCATATGAATATGCCCGGCGCGATGATCGACGCCGAGCCGACCGGCTCGACCCTGGCCTACAGCAACCCGCAGTCACGCAATCAGCAATGGCTTGACTACGGCCTGTCGTCCTACACCGACGCGATCGCGGCGGCCCTGTCAATGGATAACGTCGTCCCCGCCGGCCAGCGGATCGCGTGCGATACGTCAAGTCTGACAACGAGTGTCGCGCCGAGCACCGGCGCGCCGACCGCCGACTAGGAAGGCACCCAACCATGCCAGCACACACCCGGCGCCGCGTCGTCCGCATCGTCTGCGACGCCGCGACGCTCACCCGGCGCCGCCTTCAGTTGGTCGCGTCCGATGCCGTGATCACCGCGGCACCCGGCCGGCCGGCGACCGACCGCACGTTGCGCGGTCTGGCGCTGCCCTACGCGGCGGACGGCCGTACCAGCGCCGGCCTGGTGCGAGCGTCCGCCGGCGTGGTGCGCTGGCCGGCCGATCTGCGCCGGGTGAAGGTGTTCACCGGCCACGATCGCACCCGGCCGGTCGGCTACGTGACGGCGCTGACCGAGACGTCGGACGGCCTGACGGCCGAGCTGCACATCGCCGCGACCCCGGACGGCGACGCCGCCCTACTCGAAGCCCGCGAAGGCACCCGGGACGCGCTGAGCGTCGAACTGGAAGACGTCGAAATCGGCGACGACGGCGAGCTGATCGCCGCCGAGCTGGCCGCGATCGCGCTGGTGCCGATGCCGGCGTTCAGTGATGCCCGGATCGCCGCCGAGCGCGACGACGACGCCGACCAGGACCAGGACGCGCCGCCGGCGCTGCCGGCGCCGAGCAACCCGCCGGCCGGCGGTCGCCAGCTCCCGACACAGCGCGGCGCCGCCCGAGCACCGGCCGGCCTGGCCGCCGGCCGCCGGCGCGGCCCGCAGATGATGACGCTCGAAGCGGCGTGCGCGCAGGTCGCCGCCGAATTCGCCCGGTCGGATCGCTCGGCGGCCGCGCTGACCGCGGCCCTGGCGAACATCACCCCGACGTCGACCGGCTCGGCGAACACGTCGCCGCCGCAATGGCTCGGCGAAATCTGGACGCCGGAATACCAGCAACTCGACTGGGCGAACGCGATCAGCACCGGCCCGCTGACGTCGATGCGGCTGACCGGCTGGAAGCGCCTTCCACCCGGGCCCGTCATCAGCCCTTACGCCGGCGATAAGGCGCCGATCCCGACCGATGGCACCCTGTCGTTCGGCCCGGTCGACGTGCTGGCGCACCGGCAGGCGGTCGGCGCCGACTTCGATCGAATCTGGATCGACTTCGGCGACGAATCGGTGATCAACACATGGCTGCGGCTGGTCACGCAGGACTACGCGAAGAAACTGGACCAGGCGATCGCGTCCCTGGTGCTCGCCGAGTCGACCGTCGCCGGCCCGGCCGATGACGTGATCGCCGGCGTCCGCCTGGCGGCGCAGACGCTGAAGCGGGCCGGCGCGAACGTGTCATTTATCGCGATGGCCGCCGACCTGTATTCGGACTATCTGGACATTCCGGCGGCTGAGGCGCCCTGGTGGCTGGTGGGTAGCTCGAATGTGGATCTGGCCGGCGCGACCGCCAGCGTGAACAATCTGCGCGTGTTCGAATCACCGGCCCTGATGAATGGCTCGATTGTGGCCGGCGACCGCCGGGCGGTGACGCAGTACACGCCGCGCGGTAACCCGTTCACCGTGCGCGCCGTGGATCTGGCGAACGGTGGTCTGGACGTCGGCGTGTTCGGCTACTCGGCCGAGCTGGTGAACGACCCGCTGGGCGTCGTCAAGGTCACCGTTACGCCGGCGCCGTAAGGG